CCAGGACCACGCCCTTGAATGGAGTCAAGCATAATCTGGTATTTGAGGTTAGAGGTATAGATATGCTTTTGTTCTGGACGAAGTGTTTGATAATCCCCACGGTCTTTCTGCAATGAAACTTCTTCTGGTCTCCAGAAGTATCCAAGTTGTTGAGTAGTTAGTTTATCAAAGATTGGATACTTGTAAGAATCATACCTCTGAACTCCCAGAGGTTTGCCGAAGAACATCGGCTGCTTTTTAGTATTAACTTGTTCTGTATTAAAGACAGTCATCCCTGTTATGGATGATGCCTTTGTATCCTCTACTGATGAAACTTTAAACTGCACAGGATTCACACTCTCCCTCCTCGGCTTGTTCTAATGTATCTAAAAG